GATTTTAACAACATCCGTGTAGGGGCTACGCTCGTTATTTGCAAGTTGTGGCATAATATATTTTCCTTTCTTTAGTGTTTAATTGCGATTAGTAAGCGATCTTGCCGTGTGCGCCTGGGTGCTTACAAACAAGCGTACCAACCATGTCCACGAAGCCACGCTCGCCACCACCTTGGTTTTCAAGACGGGTCGAACCCATCGGTATGAGGGTGTTGAAGCCGAGATACTTAGGATTCACAACATAGCCGCGATTGGCACTTGGCATGCAAGCTGGGTTAGCGTTGATGACATTGACGATACCAAAGTCGGACTCATACAGGGTAACAGAGTGAGTAACCTTCTTGGCCGAGGCATCTTGGTTAACGCGATACACGGCTTCAGAAGAAGCAGTACCGGCTGAACGGGTGAAGTTGCTGATCACCTTGCGGAGGGCAACACCAGCGATAAGGGTGAGGTTATTAGCTTCGCCATTGACGGTGTAGATCGACGCGATGATGTCGTTGAAGGTCGTCTCGTTCGGTTGCGAAGTAGCAATCGAAGCCGAAGGAGTGCGATAGGCAGCAGGAACATCCGAAGGTCCAGACGAGCTGAGCCAGTTACCAAGGCCACGGAGGGCGTATGGAGTACCAGCACCGTTCTCAACGGAACGATCGTTGTCTGAGCAGATAGCAGCTTCAACATCGCGCTTCAGTTCACGCATCGACTTAGCTTCAGCTTGAGCAACATTTGCAGGGCCAACGGAGCTAACAGCTTGTTGAAGGTTCGACACGATGTAGTCGCGGCGGAAGATCTGGGTGTAGTTGCCAAGACGAGCGCGTGAAGCAAACTTGTCATCAAAGGCAGTCACATCCGTACCTTCAGAGATACCAGCAGTCGAAGGAGCCGAAAGAACATCGGCAGTCCACTCGTTGAAAGTACCGCTTGATTTACCCTTGGAGCAAAGGCTGAGGAGCGGGGTTTCTTCTGGAGCAAGGAGAGTCAGCTCGTTGCTGAGATCCTCGCGGTTGGAGATAGCGGAACCCGTGCCGAGCTTGGCTTGGGGCGCATTTGGTTGATAGGTATTCGAGATACTCATAATAGTGATTTAATAAAGATTATTTTAACTTAGCGATTCGTGATGCAACCCAATCGTCGACTGAACCAGTCGTTTCAAACCTGCTGTATGCGTCTTTGACTTTTGCTTTGGTATTTGCGCTAGACCGTGCCGCGCCAGATCCAACTGGGGAAGCGGGTGGTGACACCTTCAACTTATTCCCAGCTCCAGCTTGGACAGCCTTAGCCTTTTTCCCAAAGATTGATCTTGCCGCATGAGCAAGAATGTATTCAATTTGCATCCCAATTTCGGGGATTTCGCTTTTAACTCTCGCAACAAGTGGGTCTTCGACTAGCACCTTGTAGTTCTTTCCAATCTCGGATTCTTCATCCTGGATCTCTGGAACTTCTTTCTTGGCGGCCTCGGTGTACTGCTTTGCCATCTCGCCAAACTGGGCAACCTTAATCAGTTGCTGTTGTTGTGCTGGGATGAACTTGGTCAGTGCCTCCTTAGCGTTCCTATTGGCTTTGCGGATCTGCCTCTTGGTGAACTCTTTATCGCCCACGGTGATGATGTCATCTGGCCCGTAGTCTTCATGTTCGTCCAAGATCTCGTCCGTTGACTCCAGAGTCTTCGTCATTTCGTCGTAGAAGTCCTTGAGGTTCTCGAAAGTATTCAGCTTTCGGATTGCCTCTGGGATTTCATTCTCCTCGACTTGGCGATTCATCTGTGGCTGTGCCGCCAGCTTTTCCTCAAGACTACGCTTTTGGGCGGTGAGTTCCCCGATCCGTTGAAGGAGTCGGCTCTTGCCCTTCTTGGCTAGGTCTTGGATCTGCTCTGGGGTCAGATTCAACAGGTCTATGTCTGACTGCTCTTGGGATTCTTCAGATTCCTCTTCGGATTCTTCCTCGGTTTCCTCCACCTCTTCCTCGTCGTCTTGACTGGCAGGTTCAGCTTCTTCGGGTTCCTCGGCATCCTGGGGTTCCTCTTCGGTTTCCTCTGGTGCAGTTTCTTGCCCAATTCTGCGAGCGATAAGCTCCTCAAAACTGAGATTGTCGGACACCGATTTGTCAGCTTCGGCGGTAGCTTGATTGGTATTGTCTGTCATTTTTGTACGCTGGTTAACGCCCTGCGGCGGCGATGAGTGGAGTCAAGCATTTAATCCTTATTAAGTCAAGTAGTTTGGTAAGGTATTAGATTTCGGATTATTTCTCATTGACTGGACGCAAAAACCGTGCATTATTTGCGTCGACAGGAAGTCAGAAATCTGTCACCAATCACCCCTCCGGAGCGTTAAGCAAAGGATATAAGGGCTAGCGCGGGTTCTGACTTCCTCGTGCTAGCCCTTTGTTTTACCCAGAGGTATAGCAACATAGACAGGCAACCGAGGAACGCTCAAACGACCGCACGGAAGCTAGGTAAAAGTCTCACGGGTACTACGCTTGAAGTCAGTTGCGGCGTAGCTAAATAGAGCGTGACGATCAAGGAGCTTGATGCAGACTTACAGCCTCAACCCTCTGCTATCCTTGGTTCCAGCCTAGCTGGTGTGTGAATGTCCTTTCCGAAGAATATACGGGAGTATCTACATAGTTTAGCCGCTTAAGGCGAACTATGCCTTAGAGCCTTACTCGAATGCCGGGAGTCAAGTGTAAGTCAACTTAACGGTAGGTAGTACTAAGTACGACAAAAAATAATTCAAATTATTCTTGAGTCTGGTAAGAATTCCCATAAAATAACGCCACCAAACAGATGAATGCTGAACAAATACAGAAAGAAATTAGGTCAATAGATAAGAAGATTGAGTTCGAGAAGGGTAAGATTACTAGGATTAACCATATCATTGACGAAATAAGAGGAAACATTGGGAGACTTGACCTTGAGAAGTGGCAGTTAAAGCAGAAGCTAAAGTTTGCCCAGAAGGCTGAAAAACTTCCATCGCACTTCAGTATTGATCTTGGCGGGTTCTGGCAGAAAATACTAGAATCTGGGATAGATCACAGAGAGATCTTTATGCTTCAGAACATGGATATAAAGGCCGCCGAACTTGGTAGGCTGCTTGGAATTAGCACTGGAAGGGCTTATCAGATTAGAGAGCATGCCATACGAAAAATGAGACATCCACACAGAATAGAAATTATGAGTGATTTCCACGAAGACATTGAGTATGCCAATCACATCAAGGACTTCAATCGGCTCATTGAAGAAGAGGATGCTCTTGATAAGATGTTTCTAATCGCATAAAAGAAACACCCTCGAGAGATTTTAACCTCCCGAGGGTGTCAACCCAAACTGAAACAATGAACTAAACGAAACAAAACACGCAACCGAAGTTGAATGCGAGAAATAGCTAGACTATTCTAGCGGATTTGTCAAGAGAGGACTGAGAGTAGCTCGTCAAGGGTAGCGATAGAACCTGCGATCTTCATCACATCGTTAGAGGATTCTGCTTGGCGTAGATCTCCGAAGAACTTTTCGCGCTCGTCGCGGATGAACTGGACGATGACATTGAACTCGTCGCGGTCACGAAGGGCTTCTACGGCGGTCTGGATGTCTGGTTTGGGTATTGGTGTCATAGTGGTGTTAGATTGGCGGCCCGTTAACTCGGAAGCGGATTTAGAATCCGATGACCGTCCCCATTTGATCATAGCTCGACGGGCCAAGCGAGCATAGCCATGGGAATTGACCTTGTTAGGATAGGGTTACTTGCGCTTAGCGGCCTTCTTAGGCGCACGGCTCATCTTGATATCGATCTCGACATAGCCCTTACCTTTGCCTTTGCCTTTACGCTCCATCTTTTCGTGGCCGCAGCCACATGATTTTCCTTTTTTCATAATTACTTTCGCTTCTTGGACATGCCAGCTTGAGACATAGCAATCGCCACGGCTTGCTTGCGATTCTTAACGATAGGAGCTTTCTTCGGGCCTTTGGGATCACGACCAGCGTGGAGAGTACCTGCTTTGTACTCGCTCATGACCTTTCCAATTTTGGCTTGTTTGGCTGCTTTTGATTTTGGTGTCTTCATAGATTATCCCTGTTGCATTCCTTGAGTAGTCACTCCGCCCATTTGAGCTGGAGAGGTTCCGATGCGACCGATCTCTGCGTTCTGCATTTGCTGAAGCTGGAATTGATACTGAGCCATATATTTCTGAAGACGCTGACCAAATGCCTCATCTTGCTGTGCGCGAGCTGCAACATCTGGTTGCTGGACATATGCCTGAATCATCTGCATTGCCATCTGTGCGCCATTAGGCTGGGCTGGAACCTCGATGCCGGCAAAGATCTTAGCAAGGTCATCCGTGACATTCTTGGTCACTTTCTGCTGAGCTTCCTCGGCTGGCTGAAGAACATAGTCAGCAAAGATCGGATTGATACTTGATGCCGTAAACTCAAGCAACTTATTCACATCCATGATGCCATTGCGGTCGAGTTGGACGAGCGACACCATGTTCTTAAGCTGAGTTTCAGCCGTCTCTGGGTCGTTTGATTGCGAGTCAAAATTGACCACGATAGAGAAGTTCTCGTCAGCCGAACCCTTGGTCATTACTTGTGGGTTCGGGTTGCCAGTAACTTGGAAGAAAACCTCATCTGGCCCCATGCGCTGATACAACTTCCATGCCATATTCAACACATCGCGGACATGATCCAAGAACTTGGATACCACAAATTGCTGGCGGGAAGCGGATATTGGATTAGCCATATCCAGACCAACAGCACGATCAGCCTGTGCGGTCATGGATACCTCAACCTCAATAGAACCATTGTCACCTGGAGGTGGTGGCCCCCATTGGATCTCACCAAGACGGCGATATGGAACCCTTACGCCTGGTCCCCAATCAGAGGGAGGACGACCAGCCGGGTGCAGTAATGGAGGGAGAGTAGCCAAAGAAGCACGATCAATACGAGAATCGCGCTCGGTCTTGATTTGCATTTGCGCTCCACGGAGGATGTCCGAGAAGGTCTGCGTTTCGTACATGCGCTTCTGGTCGTTCGATAGGCGCGTAACCACAAAGGGGTAGTCGTCATAGCCGTTAAGCAGTTCGTGTTTTGCGTAGCCCTCGGTTGTAGGGTGGAAGACCGTGCAATAGATACCCTCAGATCCATCCTCCTCGTCAATGAGGCGTTGGTAGCCGTAGACCACCATCACGAGGTCATTGTCGTCCGTGATAGGCAGGCGGTCAATTGTCTTGAGCTTCTCGCCATCAATGTACATAGAATCCTTTCCACGCAGGGTTTGGATAGCGTTTTCAACCCAATCGGCATCCCATCCTTCGGTAGCTACCTTCTTCTCAAGCTCTTGAGCCGTCATGAAGGTACGCCAGAATACATATGGAGAACGCTGCGGATCAGTCACATAGGCAGGGAAAAACACCTCGCCATCGGGGGCGCATGAGTAAACTACTGGGCAATCTACCGATGTGCGAGGAATAGAAACTTCAGCAAACCCCTTGGTGCGGAGATCAAGGATAGCTTTCTTTGTGCGTTTGTCGGATAGATCTGGGAATGCTGTCTGAAGCATACCCTTAACCATCTCGTCATCTGCGCCGCTGGCAATAAGTTCTGCTAGATCGGGGGAGACTTGTGCGATTTCCTCGATGGATACTCGTTGCAAATATGTCCTTTTTTCTCGCTTCCATCCGACATATGACACCATCAGCCCCTTCTCTAGCAGATAATTCGCACCCAATTCCATCTGTTGACGGAAGTTTGGGATGTAGGTAGACCTCATCCATTTAAGGAATCCAGACACCATCGAGGCGCGTGGCATGGATGCCATAGATGTCGGGAATGCCTTGATGTGGGAACGCTGCAAGGCTTGGTCTAGGATAGACACAAACGCGTTGATACGCTCCCCAATAACATTGACCTCAATATCTGATGCCCCCTGCCAAGGGAAGGCATTTGCTCCTTGTTTACGGAGGTCGTCAGATTTCCCAGGCCACAGGTTGCGGCGGTCGTCATAGGAACGAAGGCAAGCCTCGAAGTATTCCTCTAAGTCAATAAGACATTTGTCATATGCGTTAACCAACGCCATGACATTTGGGCCTTCCTCGACATAGATCATCGACTCTTCTTGCTCTTCTGTTGGTGCGCTCATGATGGCATGTATTCGTAGAACTCCTCGCCTACTTCGGGGCGAATCATAGCAACTTTTATGGGTTTGCCAACTAGTTTGTGCGATACCCTAGGTGGACACTTAACTGGAACTGTCTCCCCATCCATCCGAACCATGACCCAGCTTGGATTTGGGCATTTACGGATGACTAAATAATCCCCTTCATAACTGAAACCATTTTGAGATTCCAAGATAGAATCTTGGGTTTCTGGTTTAATCTTGGGTGGGCGGCCTCGCTTAACTGCTGGTTTCGTCGTCGTCTTCATAGTTAATAGATGATTGGATTGTGATCTCGATAGCCTTCATTGCAAGAACCCCAATGACCGAGGCATAGCTCAAGTCAAACTCTTGGGTAAATCTGTCAATGGCGGCATCAAGCGTGTCGCTGAATGCTTGTGTTTGTTCTAGATTGTCCATTAGTAGCCTCCTGCTCCTTGTCTTGTAGCAAAATTACGAGTTTCGTCAACATGATCTATTCCTGCAATTGCAGCGTAGCGGAGCACATCGACTGGATCTTTCCATGCTTCCTTTAGGCCACCATCACCAGTGTATTCGCTCAAGGCTTGGATAATGTTCTCGCAGTCGGAGCTAACATAGAAGTGCGGTCGGTTGACTGAATCTGCTGGCTTTGTTGTATCCCATGACATCTTGCCAATAAGTGCTTGGAGTCCATCGTCAATGTCTAGGCCAGGAGCTGGAAGGCACACCATACCAGCGTCATTCAAGTCCTCGATAATGCTCGATGCGCCATCGGATGATTGGTATTTAGCAGCCCCAAGTCGAGGGTCGATTAGCCTCTCAAAGATCTTTTCGTCGCCCTCAAGCTCGGCAATCAAGTCCATGTAGTCACGGATACCAAACCCTTGGCCTTTAGCACCTTGCCCCGGCATCCACTTGCCGCCCTTCCATTCAGCCCAGTCACCAACCTCAACACCTGGCCACTCGCGGTAGACCCAGAATGTCCCAGAGGCATCTACGGCAATCCACGCCATAAACCAGTTCTTTGAACCTGCTGGGTCAATGATATGATAACGCGTGATGTTATTAGTCGGAATCTTGTCAGGCGATACGACATTAACCTCCTTGTTGAACTTGGGAAACTTGGTGGCGTGGGACTTAACTGGAACCCCGTACGCACGAATTAGGATCTCCTCCCGAGGCCGCCCAACTAGGGTTTCCTTGATTCGCTCGTAGCCACCGAAAGGATTGTCCTTGGAATGGAAGTAATGGACGGATGCGTTGCGCTTCTTGCTGCGTTGGACATAGGGGACAAGCTCTCCATTGAGCAACTCCGCCTCTTTGCTGCACACGCTAACCGCACCATCTAAGTATTCCTTAATAACTTCAGTCCATCCATCAATGGGTGTGAAGGTCACCAGCATCTTGGAGTTGCGGGTCGCTAGACGGAAGCGCAGGGTGTCAATAAGCTCGTTGCCTAGAAGGTACTCATCGAGCCAAACACCGATATTGTGCCACTTTGGGTCACGACTCCCAAGCTCCGCGCCCTCTAGGATCGTAGGATTGTTCTGGTATTGTGAATAAGTCTTGAAGATAATCTGCGATCCATTGGGCAGGATCAGCGAGTTATCCGTGAAGCCATTCTTTTTCGTATACGAGATGTAGGCGTTGGCAGATGTCTGCTTGGTGCGCATCTCCGCTGGAAGCCACTCCCATACCGCGCTTTGTTGCTGGCGGATGCTAACCTCCGATGTCTGAGCAAAGCACATGATCTCTGACTTTGGGTTCTCAATGGCAGCTTTAACCACGCAGAATGATCCCCACGCAGTTTTGCCCGAGTTGTGATGGGGAACCCCTGCTACAATATAGTTATTGTAGATTGGTACATGGAAATCCCAAACATAATCTTCTCGGAGGTAATTAATCTTGACAACTCGGCGGGAATAGATAGGGTGTCTGTATGCCGAAGCACAACTCAATAACTTACCCAGTAGATCAAATACGCCAGTGGATTGCTGAAGGATGGACTCAAGCGAATATCGCGGAAAAGCTGGCAAAGGAGCTAGATCCACGAGTGACTGCGAAGTTGATTTACAAGGTTTGCAAAAAGCACGGAATAAAATGTCAGCGGACAGGGCCACGAAGCGGCGAAGGACATCCCGAATGGAAAGGTGGCAGGATTGTGAACAAGGATGGGTACATTGAGATTTACTTCCCGAATCACCCGAACGCTCGCAAGCACACGCGCTACATCCTTGAGCATCGCCTTGTGATAGAGAAGCATCTTGGTCGGTATCTGACACGAACTGAGGTTGTTCACCACAAGAACGGAGTGAAAGACGATAATCGGATTGAGAATCTTGAGTTGTTTGAGAGCAATGCTCGCCATCTTGAGGTGACGCTGAAGGGTTGCGTCCCGAACTGGACTGAGGATGGCAAACGCAGAATGCGCTTGAAAGCTCGTCGTTCAGCTTGAGATTACCAACTGGCATCCATCCCAGCTTGTGCAAGACAAGGTGCGATTTAGAGCATTTAAACAATTCCCCGTTGTCTAGGATAACCTCATAGATCTCCTGCTTGTTTTTTCTAAATGACGGAAAGGCTCTGGCTACAACCACTTTTTTGCCGTCCCAAGCATGCACATAAAAATCCGAACCAAGCTCATCAACCCGCTTGCTTTGCTTTAGGATTGGATCATATATTTCCTGCTCTGGAGCAAGACACCTGTTGCCCCCAAGTGCAAGGATCTCCGATACCTCTTGCAACTGCTCTTCTGCCTTTTCCCAATGCGGAAGCCTAAAGCCATAGCGGAATGGGTCTTTCTCGGCGTTATCAATAGCCTCATGGTAAACCCTGTGGAGTTCCACAAGTTCATCTGGCTCCATTATTGCCACCTCGTCGTCAGCAGGGGGCTGGAGGATTGGGTGCTTACGCCATTGCATTAGTCCATTTTGTACGCGCCAGTCTCCATTAAAATGTCCTTGATGTGATAAACGCTATCACACTCCTCACACGCAAAGGCATCTTCTTCTGGTGGGAATGACCCACGATTACCGCTGGAAAAGTGGAGGTTGCGGTACTTCTTGCGCTTAAGACAATGCAAGCATACGCCGATAAATGGCTTCATGAATTTCTCAAGCACCACATTCCAGATCTTTGAGTTAAACTTCTCGGCTAGATACGAGGCGTAGCACAGAGTATGACATGGGTAGTCAACGCCATCGTGAGTAACCTTGTAGTGACGGACTAAGTCGCCGCCATCTTTGAGGCGGTTTGCGTATCTGGATTCTGGTTCTAGTATCATTCTATGATCTCTGCTTCAACTGCTTGAGCCTTGACTTTATTAGCAATGCGAGACTTCGCCTCTGCAATCATCTTGGCAGCATCGTCAATAGATGGCCCCTTACGATGCTCGACAATAGTACTCGCCATACCAGAAAGCTGTCCAGCCTTATCGGTCATAATGCCAATAGTTAACGCCAATCGGTCTGGGGAGATTGCCTTGAGTTGGTCTGGATCTCGGCTCAACTGCTCGGCCTTCTCAAACAATAGGTCTGTGTACTCAGCGGCGGCAATAGCGTAGCGTTTGGAAAACTCCTTGCGCTTTGACTCCAGCGTGTCGTTATGCCTCCACTCAAGCGAGCGGACAGTCTCATGGCTAACCTTGCATTTCTGGGCAATGACGCTGATACGACCGCCCTGCGCCAGCATCCAGAGAATCTGTGCCGCCACATTCGGGTTGTAGTTCTCGATAGTATTTCGAGGGAATTGTTTAGCCCTTTCCTTTACCTCAAGGAAGAACTCTTTCATTGCCTCTTTACTATCAATCGCTGATAGGTCTTCGTCGCTCATTTGGTTTGCAAGCAAGCCTTAGCGTTTATTTCTATAGAACGCAACTACTTTTGCATCGACTGATTCTTGTCAATCGTTTCTTGAGCCTCAATCTCACTCTGATTCATTGTCGCTGCAAATTTTTGAAGCTCTGCGGCAACCCTTGGATCATTTCTTGACTGTTCCATTAAGGCTTGAATTCCAGCCCTTGTTCCAATCGTGTATTTAACGGCCTTTCTAAACGCTTCTTCCGTCTTTTTTGGCCCAGCATCACGCGCAATAAATTTAAGCAAGCCAGAACGATCTGCCGCTTTAGATCCAAGCATTGCGGAATAGAATCCATTTCTGGCAAACGATGTTAATCCATCAGCAAGATAGAAGCTAAATCCACCAAGCCCAGCGGTAAACCTTAATTGATCTTTGGGTGGGGCATTACTTATGGATGTAGCGTCCATTACACGCGATATATCAATAAACTCTTGGGTTTTCTCTGGCCCAAGAATCCTTTCCATTTTTTGCACAAGGTCAGACTTACCTTTTGGTGTATCAATGTCTTTAAGAAATCTTTTTGCGTCCCAGAATGTTGCGTATGGAGCACGACTCATTGGAACTCCACCAGGATAATTATTAAGCAGCTCGCGCATAAAGTCGTTTGCAAGCACTTGCTTTTCTTCGTCTGGCATTTTTGACAAAACTCTTCCGACTTCACGATATGAAGTCGTATTTGAAATTAACGCTTTAGGCAAAGAATCCCCATCAAGAAACTCCCATTTACCCTTTAATGCAAGCTCGACAACCTTATTATTTGTAAATCTATCAAGGTCGTCTTGAGCCTTTGCTTTTGAGATCATTGCATTTGCCAAACTTTTTGATGAATTTTCATCAAGCGTTTGAAAGTATGCGTTAATGTCATCTGGGCCAATATCTTTAATTGGAACTTTGGCGTCAGCAAATGCTTTGTTCAAGTAGTTCAGCTTTTGAACAATTCTATTTCCAGCAAGTTCGTTGATATTTCCTTTTCTATCAACCCCCCACAAAACCCTTGCAACTTCTGGGTTGAAGTCTACTTGGCTTGCACCAATGCCGGGTTTTCTACTTAATCCAATTGAATCAAGATAAATGTCTTGCACCTGCTTTCTAAGAGCTGGAAGTTGACTTGTTATTCTTTGGTCTGAAGACCTACTAAGAAGATCAAAAATTTGTCTTGTTTTTGCCGGGTCGGAAATCAATGTATTTACCACTTGTGATGGTGTCATAACATCATCCCCAAATATGGTTTTCATCATTTTTGATGGAGTGTTTCCTTCAAACGCCATTCTGTCTTGCATTTTCAACCTAGCGTTTGCCCAAGCTCCAGACATGTTGTCACGCTTGTAAATTCCATCTCTAAATTGCTGAAGTCTAGCCGATGCCATATCTGCAACTTGCTTTGGAATAGCTTGCCCTGTTGTCCCACCTTCTGGAACTTCTTCTGCAATTCTCTCAATATACACATTCATCGTTGCGTAATCAAGCGGCCCAGATTGCATTTTAAGATCATCAAGATGCCTTCTAATTACAGCGGGATCTCCTTTTATTTCCCCACTTTTAACGGATTTCAGGAAAGCGTTATATTCTCTTCTCTTGAATTTTCTTTGCCTTAACTCTTGTTCAATAGCATCAGTGGCAGGGTTTCTTTTTCCCTTCATCTCTTTTCTGACGCTCAACAAAACATCAGCCATTTGATCTGGATCAACCTTTAGCTTGTTTTTGTTTGCTATTGAATAAAACTCTCCAAAAGCCTCACTTTTAGCTACATTTGCTTCTTCTTCTGCAATATCTAGGAACTGCTTAAAGAAATTGCCAACCGGTTCCCTGTTTGGAACTTCAACTTGAAGAGCATCAATTCTTTTTTTGAGATTTGATTGAATGAGATTTTTGATTTGCTGATCGTCTCCAGCTATTTGATTAACAAGAGCATCGTGGTCTTTTTTAAGACTTTCAATTGTTTTTTGATAGACTCCGTTCTCATTTGGCAACCCATTAAGAAGGGCGTTGTTATAATCTAACAATTGCTCTTGGGTTTTTTCTATCCTTCTGAGTAATTTACCTTTTTTCTGTAATGCTAGAATCTTTTGTGTTTCTTGACCAGCTGGGCCAAATCTAATTCCGGCAGGAACATCAAATTCCATGCCTTGCTTTTTAAGCCTCTCAATAGATTGTAAGGTGGCATTTTGAGCCTCTTTCAATGAATTTGCACCAAGCCGCCTTGATAGAAACTTCCCACTTCCAGCTGTTACCAAGTCAATTGGCAAGGCGATGAGAGCTTCCTTTCCTCTATCAGTAAATGTCTTTACTGCTGGTTGGTCAACTCCAGTAAGCCATTGAACAAATGCGTCTTGAGCCGTACCAGCAGCTGTGTATCCAATTGCCGCGCCAATTGGGCCAGTAACAAAACTTCCAGCACCAGCTCCAGCTGGTACTCCAATTGCCGTTCCTCCAATAGCCCCTGCCATTGGGAATGCCTCAGACGCTAAACCACCAGTAATTGCTAAAGCATTTTCAATAGATCCGCCACTACCGGTAGAAAGAGAAACTTTTCCGTCATTTGTTTTCATTGCAAAGACTTGCTCGCCATCGACAACAAGTTCTGCGGAATTATCTGGATAGTTCTTTTTGATATATTCTGATTTTAAATCAGGATTTCTAAACCAGTCCAAAGCTATTCGGTCTAATACAGGAAAACTTTCTTTGAGGTCAACCTTATCTTGCGATACTCCCAATGCTTGTGCAATTTGAGTCGAAAGATTTTTTTCAGTTTCGTCTTTTTTGACTGACTGAATTGTTCCAGTTTGAAATCGAACCCCGCCATATGGGAAGCTAACCTCAGTACTTGGTTTTTCTTCGTAAACCTTATATGCTCCAGTTGCAAGCGATTCCCTCGCTGCCTGTTGAGATGACTGCTGTGGCTGATGCATTTGCAACATCATTTCAGCCCTTTGCTGCTGAATACTTGCCGCTTCCTGCTCAAGAGTTAAAATATCAGAGGTGATTTGAGCAACGGTATTTTGATTGCCAGACGACTCAGCTTGAGATAAAGCACCTCCAAGTGTTTCCATTGCCGAGCTAATCTCGTCAATTTTCAACTTAAACTCTTGATCTAGTTTTTGATCAGCCATTTATATTATTTCTTTTGATTTTGCAGTGCTTTAGCTCTTTCAAGTGCGCTTGATGCGCCTGGGCTCAAGTTTATTGATGGCTGTTGAGTTGCCTGCTGGCCCTGTTCCATGAGTTGAGGGAACTTTTTAGTTACCTTTTCAACAATAATATCACTATCAATTATATTGTTTACCTCTTCTTCAATTTGATACGGATTCTTTCCTTCCTTCCTGCCTCTAAGAACAGTATCTCTAATCATTTTGTTTTTTTCAGCTCCAGCTTTATAAAACTCAATGATCATTTTATTTCCCTCTGGTGTCAAGCCAACAGATGGGGATATTTTATCAACAAGCAGCGCTCTATCGCCATCTGACATGCTACCTTTTAATTTTTGACCGAATGTTAAAGCAAGTTGCCCGGAAATAGCTCTAAATTGCTCTTGGCTTGGGACATCACCAACATTTACTCCTAAGTCAGTAGCAAATTGCTTTAGTGGTAAGATTGCATTTTGAAATTTACCTGTTTGAACCCCACTATCCAGTAACTTATTAAGTTGATTTAATTCTGGTGTTATTTTAAGAAATGATTCCGCTTCTTTTTTAATATCTCCTAATGTTTGGTCTGCCGCTTTCAGTTGTTCAAGTCTAAGTTGTTCTTCTGGGCTTGCATATGTTCTACTTGGCTCAATTCTTTCTGGTTTGCCACCAGCACCTTTTCTTACATATGTTCCCTCAAGCGGCCCACCATATTGTTGGATTTCTTGCTCTGGAGTGATGTATGTGTACGGTTCATCTGGTTGTGGGGCTTTTTCGAGAGTTGTTTTAGAAAGCGACTTCAGTCCTCCAATCATTCCTTCAATACTTGATGCAATGGCCATTACTTCTTTTGGGCTTTTTGCCATTTTCCCAAGTTTGACTTGAGAAATAATTTTGTTTCTGTAATCTTGAGCCTGTTTATTGTAACCGGAATATTCAAGATCGGAAATAAGAACATCAGCCTCCATTAACTTACGACCAAATGGCGAAGATTCTGGAAGAAGACTCGATAATGATTGAACTTGTTCAGCCATATTAGTAGGGTTGTCCTGTAAATAGGTTAATGTTTGATGAATCTTCTCCACCATCACCGCCTGCTTGCGATGCGGCAAACTTTTGCTTACGCATATCCATAATGGCATTTTGGTTGATTAGGTTTTGAACATCAAACCCAACCTTCATTGTGCCAAATAAAGACTCGGCGGCAGAAATACGCTTAGAAAGCGGGATTTCTTGATCGTCAAGGACTGCTTTTAATTGTCCAATTCCAGGAACCAAGTCTGGTGCTTTTGCTTCAAGCAATCCCGCAATACGACTGGCCGTATCAACAGACTTGGCTTTTTCCTTTTGTTGCTTGAAGTAATCACCTACTTGAGCAACACCTTGTCCAATACCAGCTCCTAAGTTAGCAAGTCCTTGTGCTTGGATCTCCGCAGCCCTTGTGAAGCCAGAGTAATCCTGTACAAACATCCGTGGGTCTACACCCGCTCCTAGCATCTGTCCTTGTCCGTATGGCATATTATTAGTCTTTCATGAAAGATGGAATACTTTGGTCAAACCAAGAAACCCGTTGTGAAATGTTTTCAATTGTACAATCCAGCTTTGGACAATACACAAATTTAGGGGCCGACTCCCTACGGTCAATACAAGCGGTGCAAGCGTGTACATAGTCACAATTGTGCGTTCTGTCAACCTTCTCTGACCATTTACCATTTACCTTTTCATATCGGCTTGTCTGGATCGGCACATTGTTTTCCTCACAATACTTGAACACATCGTCATGTGTCCAATTGCGCATTGGATAGAAAGCATTGCATTGACCTGGGTTAACCCGAACATCTACGCGAACGCCTGCATCACCACCATAGATCGGGTCAGAGTCACAGAGTTTGTGACCAACTAGCATCCCATCCCACCCAGCGATAATACCCGGATTCTTTGGGCGGTTGTAAATATCCATCGCACAGACCCATGGCTTTCCATCTTCTATTGGCGTGATGCCAGTAGGGCAAGTCATATCAGTGTTGTCGAAAATGTACTTATTCTGTACCTCAAACTCATCTCCAGTTTGTTGGAATGAAAAAAATGTTGGATGCCATGTGTACACCTCAAGACCCCATTCCTCAATGATGCGATTCTGGAATGCGTATTTACTAGGCTGCCATTGCTCTCGGTAGAATACGACTGGAACTTTTACTCCTACCTTCTTAAACACAAGGTCAAGCAATGCCATGCTATCTTTGCCACCGCTCCAAGCAAGGCACGGTTTTTTAGAGACACTTAAACATGTCTCAATGTTCTTGATAGCGTTTTGTACCTTTTTAAACATTAGATTGCAACAATCGCAGCCCCACCAATAGCTCCACCAGCAGACATTAGTCCAGCACCATAAGATGCTTGCGCTTGTGCGTTAGCCGCTTGAGCGTTGACGATATTCTGCCTATTGGCTGCACCAAGATTGAGCGCGGACCCAATATCAAATAGCTGTGGCGTACCAGCACCAATAGCGCCGAGTCCAAGACCTATCATCTGCTGACCAGTCTGGTAAGATAGTGGTTGGGAACCAAGAAGTTGAAGACCCGGCTGCGTGTAGAATTGTCCAGCAAGATTGTACGCTTGTTGACCAGCTTGTGCTGCCTCGGCTCGTTTCTGAGCAAGTACATTCTCACGCCCCATAACTTCTGACGCAATAGCAGCATTTCCACCAAGACGACCGGAAGCCTGCGCTGCCTCTCTAGCAGTCTGTTGATACATGCGTTGCTCCTGTGGTGTTACACCTTGAGCAGATGCGTAAGCTCGTTGCGACTCTTGCTGCGCTTGTTGAACTGCTGCCGCTTGTTCTGGAGAAAGGGAAGCCATTAACCCGCGAGTAAGACCAGCTTGCCCCGTCATCTGACCAAGCTCGGCTTGTCTGGCTGCGCCAAGTTGCTCTGCTGTTCCTTGTGTGAATTGCGGGGCAAGACCCATTATTCCAAGACCAAACTGAGAAACATCGCCAAGGTTAAGTTGTTGGAGTTCTGGTCTATATTGCTGTTCAAACGACAATATTCCGGGCATTGACTGCTGGTATGCAGACAACATTTTTGATAGATCTCCAGATGGATCAAATTTAGGAGGTTTAACCGCTTTAGGTTTACTGGCCATTGAATTAACTTTCTTTTAACTTTGAATAAAATTTGTACATATCTCGTACTCTTATTTGATCAGAACTCTTAAATGATCGCTGGAATGCAATAAAGTCGTAGCATTGAATGTATTTTTGCAATGCTTTACGCATGTCTCCGGTTGTGAATGTAACAAACAATGTATCTCCTTTATCAATGTGTACTGCCTGTGTTGGGTCTTCTTTGTAGCAACTAAAGCCCATAGCAAAGCAATCCATATCGCAAACAACAATACCATGACATAAGTGCCATGTGAGAAATTGTTGGAAGTCGATATTGTCTTGCTCATAAATTGCTATTGCTTTGGCTAGGTGCTGGTTCATCCAATAAACGCTACAGATATTTCAGACGAGTTTCTATCATTTGAACCAGAATCAACACATTTTAATTGAATAGACGATGTTGATTTTGCTCCAAGTAAAGCCGCTCCAATTGTAACATCTCCATTATCATTGATGTCTCTACCGCCGCCAAAGAATGCATAATTTGCATTTGGCATTGCAGTTGTAAAATTAACGGTAAAAGCTCCAGTTGCAGTTTTTGTTATACTTGAGATGTTTCCGCTGGAATAAATATATCTATCGGTGTTGTTCAAATTTGATGATCCAGAAGCATCTCTAGTCATGTCAAATACAACCCAAGCCCTAATTCCATAAATAGGAGTAGATCCAGATGGGATTGGCATATTAGCTGATCCGAATGTAACTCCACCAGTGGAAGATAATGTAATAGCACCAGTTCCTGTGTTGATAATGTTAAAGTCGCCATTTATACCAGCATCTCGCCTTAATCTACACTCAAAGTCGGTAGGGGTTGCTGCGGAATGGAAATCAACAAAGCATGCGTAGTCTGAAACAGTGCTTGTTCCTACCTCAATAGCGTTTTGCTGAACGGCGAATACACCCCCAGTTGCCGTGCTTGTCCAGCTTGGCCCATTGGTTGAAAGTTTTGTTGGCGTCACAGAACCATCCGTAATTGCAGTGGTGGTTACCGAGTTTGCCGCCATCTCATTGGATGTGATTCCACTACCTCTAACAGCCAATTTACCAGAAACAACTTGAAGCGTTGTTCCTTGAATCGCATCTCCAGTAAAAGTAGTCTCGTCGATAAGGTTATTCAGCTTATCGCTTGTAACCGTATCGGTTCCATTAAATGTGTAAGTGGTATTTACAACGCCCATGAGATTATTTCTGTGATATAATTTGTCTATTAGTTATAGAACCAAAAACTTGAATAGAGTGGATCTTAGGGGAACCAATAGTTCTTGTCAATGTCATGGTTCCTGTGTACCCGCGCACGCCACCAAGCCTACAACGGATGCTTGCAGTTTCAGACTCACCTGCTCCATTTGCAATTAGCGTGGTTCCACCGAGGAATGTGGTGGTGCTTCCTATATTTACCGAGGAGTCTGGATCTTCAGCCGCAAATGCAATGTCGTACTCGGCCTGCTCGTTTACAAGTGCCTGCATTTGAACTTGAGCATCGGTGAATCGCTTGCGCTCAAGCGTGCCAATGTCGTATCCTCTGCTTACAAGATACGAATTTATTGCAGCAGACTGGCTGTTACTGGTGTTATCCACTCCAAGGTAGTCTGTATTAGATTCGCTAGACTCCATCTTGTGTAAACCTCCATTGGCTGCGATAGCATAGAGGTCATTACGCACACCCGCAGTGGCAACCACAAAGTCTTCGATCAAAAACCTAGAATCTCCGTATGTATCCACTGATTCCCAGCCTTTATTGAGGAAATTATACACCAATACTGCGTTATTTCCACGCGCATCGTTGCCATTTGGCACGGAATCTAGCGGCACTGCGATGTAGTATCGGTTATCGTGGAGGATTGCTACAGACTTGTCGGCCAAATTCTTATTGATTCGGTCAATGTACGGCTGGATGTTCTTTGAAAGCGGCTCCTCTGTGCCGCGAAGATTATAATCGTTAAGGAAGGTGAGTCCATAAACCCCGTTATCCGACAGGAATAGCATGTCAGCACCACGCATGACCACCGTCTTACGAGCCAAACAGCCAACTTCGCCAGTCAATTCGGTCACCACGGTGTCTGCTAGACTTCCCTGTGTGCCTTTAACTTGGTGGATGCTGTTTCGGTTAAGCACAATCAGCGCATCCTCGTAGAATCCGTGCATAGCCACCACATAGTCTGCCGTGCCACCAGAGATTCGGAACTGGTTAGCAATCTGGTCGAATGTGGTGGTATCCAGAATGTCGGATGCCACGATCTCATCGGTGATTTTTCGGCTAGTGTAGGTAGGGGCTAGGTCTGTCCCGCCTTGCTCGTAGTAATATGGAACCCAGATTCGACGCTGGAAGTAAGTACCCCAAGGCGCACCGGGTTGGTGCATAAAGCCACCTCCAACAGAAAATCTACCACCAACCTCAATTTGTTGCGAACTAGATCCAGAACTAACATTTGAAACTGGGGCGTAAAATTGAAGTTGCGTAGTAGTTGCCGAAACTAATTGGAGGCTTTTCCCAACTAGTGACGAAAAATCTGGGATTGTGCATTTGTAAACAGTAACGATATCACCAGCAATAAGTGTTGTGTTGCCAGTAATAGTCATGGTCACTAATCCATTTGTCGCAACGATATTGCTTCCGTTTGCGCTGAATGTCTGTGGTTGGGTGTACGGGCCTCCGGGTGACAGGGTGAACCCATCAGTTATGGTGGCATCTATAATTCCAAAAGTAACTGTCTGACTTGTAGGCCCAACATATGTAAATGTATCCTTATCGATGATGGACGCTACGGTAAATGTACCGTTAGGTGGCGTGCCACCAGTAAGTCCCGCAATCACTACAGATGCTCCAGCGGTCAACCCATGCTCACTGACGCGCATGGTAACAGTCGTGGTTCCAGCTTGTGAGGAGGAAATCACAGGTCGTCCATGTGGATACCACTCCAACGCCTGCTGTCCGTCACGGAAAAGCATGACCTTATCAAAGCATTGGATCATGTCGCAGTTCTGACCAACTGTAGCACCAACTGGGTACGACAAGGTCGTTGCCGTCATGGGTGTGGTGGAGATGTCGATCTTCTTAGCCAGAGTCTCTAGAGCAACGATGATGTACTCCTTGTTGGAGTCGTTGGGGTCAGAGAATACGCAGGAGGCTAGAACCTCGCTGGCGGCAGCATCGTTGATGTTAATCTGTGTGATGCGTGGAGTGGCTCCAAGAGCAACCGCAGTGACCCCAGTAACAGGGAAGGTAAGGGTATTTGCCGTAGCCGCAGTAACAGCCTTGATGCCATTATTGTCCGTGCCAGTAAAGGTAATCCCAGAAATTGCAAGGTTGCCCGGAACACCAATAGTCAACCCATGCCCAGCCACCGTAATGGTAACGACATTCGAGGCGTAGGATACAGCGGTGATTGCCCTAAAGTTCTGAGTGAGGTTGCTAGCAGTCGTACTGGCACTTGTAGTATAAGACCCATCAGCTCCAGTAAGCGTGTACTGGAATGTGTTGGTGGCCACGCCAGAAATGGTAAATGTACCATTTGGATTTGTTCCGCTAGTGTAACTAACACCAGAAATGTACACAGAATCACCATTGGCAAATCCGTGAGACGCAGCAGTTACCGTAATAGTAGTCCCAGATCGAGTAACGCTTGTGACTGTCTTCTGAACCACAAGCACATGGAACGGAAGCTGAAGCGGATTGCCACCAGTAGTCAATGCAGGGCTAACCAATTGGACATTCTTCCGAGGCTTCCAAAACCCCTCCATGCGACCATTTACGCTCTCGCGAACCTCTCCGGGCTGGAGCTGGTTAAGCTGTAATCGCTGGTTGACGGAAACAAACCCACGATCACCATCTGCGGCGATAGGGTCGTCTAAGCCACCAGCCGAGCGGTATTGGGACATTAGGCGTAGTACGCAACAACCGTACCAGAGCTAATCCGCACCTTGGTGAAGATACCACCAAGACCAGCACCCGCAGGAATGGTCTTTCCATCGAGGTTGATGATGTCCGCTAGGTTGCCAGCAGTCTCGCCAGAATCGGCCAAAAGTACGCTGTCCTCAATCGCTTGAATCCAACGGAAATTGCCAGTAGCACTGTCAGCACCAGTAAGCACAATGCCTCCCTGCTGACCCTGTAATTCATAACTATCTCCTCTTGGCATACTTGACTTTTTCT